ACTTTCTAAAAATACCAATGGAACAAAGATATAATCAGCATCCTTAGGGTTACTATAGTCTAATACACAATAACGTATGTCTTCAATTTCTTCAGGAACCATATCTAGGTCATATGATTGATTTTCTACTGTTAATATTTTTGTCATTTATAATCCACCTTTTCTATATGAAAGGGGTACTTGGCTTCTCTATAGAATTTCTTCCGCTCAGTCAAATGCCTCTTGCTAAATTTTGCACTACTGGTTATATCCCAGATTTGGACATGATCTTTATCCTGTGCTTTACGTATTCCTCTACCAATACTTTGTATTACTCTTACAAAGCTCTTTCCAGGCTCCAAAAGAACCAAGTTAAAGATACGAGGAATGTTAAGACCCACGGCAGCAACTCCATAGGTTGCGATAATAATTTTGTTATCTGCTTCACTGATTTCATCATATTCATCTTTCCTATTTTTGCTTTTCATTGACCCGCTAACAAACACAGCACTATCGCCTAGTCTTTCTACGAGTCCTTCTCCTGCACTGATACGATCCACTAGCACAAGGGTGTTACCACCTTGCGCCATTTTCTCTATCAATCCGCTCATATAGTCCAGTCTGGTTGTATTTGTAGTCAAGTATGTAAGCTCACTTTGATAGTTGCCGTAGCTTACACTGTCTTGCAGTTGTAGTACGTTTACTTCGCACTGTGCTAGCACACCCATGTCTTGTAGTTCGTGTGCGCTTAGACTGTTTGTTACTTCGCCTAGGCTTACTTCTAAACTTAGTCGTTCGTGATCTGCTTTGGGTATAGTTCCAGTTAATCCCCAACGAATAGGAATATTACTGAACGCACCAGTTAACAGTTTCTTTAATACATCTGCTTTTGCTTGGTGTACTTCGTCTACCATAACACATACCACATCTTCTGCAAATGCATGCAATCCCCAGTCTTGTTCACCATCACGGAAACGCTTCTCCATAATGTTTAAACTTTGCCAAGTACAAATGGTGTGTGTTTTACCAAAGTCTTTGCGGTCACCAAAGTATACACCCACATCCAACCCCAAGTTAATGTAGTCTGCTTCTGTTTGTGTTACTAGATCCTTGTTGGGTACGATAACAATACTGCGTCCGTATGCTTCACACATGTAGCTTAGTGCCGCTGTAATTAACGTCTTGCCTGCGCCTGTAGCGATCTCTTGTAAGCACTGTGGTGTTTGTAAAAACTCGTTAATAACTTTAACTTGATAATCTCTAAGCACAACTGGTTGACCAGCCGCTGGATGTTTAGCGGGCCACTGCCTGTCACTAAACAACTCTTCTGTTACTGTATCCCATTTAAGTTCGTGGTGCTGTCTGTGATCCTCGATCTCGACGCCATATCCTTCTTCATCTAGTATGGGAAGTATAGTAGGCAAACAATTTACAAAAGTGCTGCCACCCATTGTAAAGTAACCCACGCACCCGTCCCATCTACCTAGTTTGTATGCAGGTACATGAAATGCATGTGGCAAAAAGAACTTTAATTTCTTTTCCAGTTTGCGTCGAGTAGTTAATGCAAGTCCTTCGAACTTACAATTAACCTCGTCTTTGAGGATAAGTTTTGTTTTCATATTTTAATAATACACTCGGTTTAGGATGTTGTCAATAGCTAGGTAAACTTGCTTTGGATTGCAGATTGTTTGCATGGTTTTCCATTCGTTGCAATTGCATTTGTAGTTCACTAATTTGTTGCTGTAACTGTCGAATCTCTTCGTCTTTTGTTCTTAATTCTTCTAGTCCTCGATAACCATATTCAGTATAACCATTTTGCACACTTTCAATCAGTGATGAATGTATAAAACCTTCTGCCATGTTTTTCTCCCGCTACAGTATTACTTATAAAATAAGGGGACTAGCAAGATGTCTTACTAGCCCCCTCAAGGTCTAACTGGTGTGAGTGAGAGTGACGCAGACAGAGGAGGTCTACTATTGCACTGTCTATTAGGAATTACGGCGCATACAAGTCATTTCTACGTACCGCTTCCATTTATCGCCGTTCATCTTCTTGAGATCGGCAATTTTGAGTACCATACGCAAGCTCATCTCACGTAGCTTAGTACGGTTATCATGTATGTGATTCAACATGTCCTGCTTTTCGTCTTGAGGGAATTTGTATTCATCTAGCATGCCATCTGAAACAATCTGCTTACAACGCAACCACTTTTCGTGCATTGTGTCTAGTGTAAGGTCCAGGTAGTGGCAACGTGACATAATAGCATCTAGGTGATCCTTTAGTTTGCCTCGAGTACGCTCAAACTTTACGTTAGTGATAAAGATGATCGAACCTTTAAACTCGTATGAATCCGGAATACCATTGTTAGCTAATGCACGACTTTCACTGCGCCAGCTAAGTGTCCGTTTAGGACTACTATCCAATGCCGCTTTAAGCAAGTTGAGGCTAAGTTCGTCATACAGTACACTGTCACAATCGTCTAGCACTAGTACACTGCCAGCGGCACTGTAATCGTATAGTAACTGAAACAATCCAATTGGACTAGCTGCACCTTTCTCAACTCCGAACTTGCGCAAGCTACCACCTTGCGTCTCCATCTTTAACATGACGCCCGCATCTTTGAGCACCTTCTCTACACCGTAGCTCTTACCAACACCCGGAGGTCCAGTAACAACCATGCCACGTACAACCCCATCGCATGACGCATATGTCATGTCTTCTAGGATTTCAAAACGCTCCCGTAACCGTTCAATGACTTGATCATCTGTTTCAACCTGGGCGGCTTCAGCTGAAACAACATTCTCTCCGTCTTCTAAGTAGTTGTATTCGGATTGGTCAACTACTTTGATCCGAATGGATCGGTCCGGGAAACCAGGTACTGCACTTCCATCGACGGTTATGAAGCTACCTGTTTTACCTTGTTTAAATTCTTTTACTAAAGGAAACACTACGTCCTTAATGTCTAAATTACGATATGTTCCGCTATGGATACGTACTTGCTTGTTTGTTGTCTGCATTGGTTCTCACTCCTATTAACAACTTCTATATATACATATTAACATCACTACATACTATGTCAACCTTTTATTTGTGATATTTTCACATAATTAAACACTGTTTCTTTACAATTGCTGAACTTGCTGACGTCATGTGTTTTAACTTTGCCGGTGAGCATAACGTCTGTACCTTCAAGTATTCCAGCAATATCTGGTTCACGATTAAAGAAAAACTTACAAAGATTACCGCTGGTATCTACACAAGTTACCAAATGGATACTGTACTTTGCGATAAACTTTACATCTTTGATGTGTGCTTGAAACATCAAGCGTTCGCCAACTTTACCAACAAACTCACTGTCTTTACGATGCTGGTCAAAGAAATCATCCATTCCTTGCCGCTTTTGCATAACACGGAAACTGTTAGGCAAACTTGCAATCACAGCAACACCAAATCCGTCTGTGGTTTGATTACCAATACTGTTGAGTACACCTTGTTCAAAATCGTTTATGGTGCTCATCATCTTCTTAGCAATAAGCTCATGTTGAAACTCGTCAACAATTTTGTCAGCTTGCGTTACTGTGTCTTCGCTAATAGGGATCATATCTTCAACACCAGTCATAAAGTTCATGATTTGTGTTTTATTATCGTTTACACGTTTATCAGCTTCTCGATCATAATAACCGAATCCACTTTTGATAAACCCTTGATTCTTGTCAACTTCGATAGCAAGTTCTAGTACTTGACGGCTGTCGTATTGTGCTTTGTTACGTGCCATTTTCTTATCCTATGTTCTGTGTTTACTATTTTATATTAGCATCAAGATATCTTATGTCAAGACATTTATTAAGATAATTATTAAAATTACTGATATAGTGGGCCATCTTAGCATTAAACAAGTTAATTTAAACATGATGTAATCCCACATATTAGTTTGGCAGAGAGACAGGGATTCGAACCCTGGGAACCTTTCGGTTCGGCGGATTAGTAATCCGCTGCCTTCGACCACTCGGCCACCTCTCCGTATTCTTATACTACTTTCACTTAGTGAATAAGTCAAGTTGTTTTGTGTAGTTTTTTACTGTTTCATGTGTCATTACACAGGAAATCCAATTGTGTGCAGCATCTACTACATAGCTTCTATCATTACCAGGATATTCAATACGGCCTACAATCGTATCATCTTCAAAAAAACTACACATTAGATATTCATCATCTACAAAACTGATGATTGCTTCTCTGTTGTCTTTTTTAAATTTATTGTAATAGTCCATCGAATACCTTTCGTTGTATGGTGCGGCTGGAGAGACTCGA